GGAGCAGCTCGCAAACAAAAGGATAATAAGCAGTAAAGAGCCTATCCCGCTGCCAGTTTGCTTGGCTGACCGTTTTCTCTTTTTCGCCATTTAAAATGCTCCTCTCTTTTCTCAATCGATGTTATAGATCTCGGCACAGGCCAACGGCTTTTCCCTCGATCGCAACACGGTTGATTTCCTCGCCGATTAGGACGATAGGCTCATAGTCTGGGTTGATCGGCTGTAAAATAAGACGGTCTCGGGATTGATGAACGCATTTTAAGGTCGCCTCTGTATCGATGCGAACTGCGGCAATCTGCCCGTTCTCAACAGTCGACTGCTTCCGAATGGCAACAATGTCGCCGTCTTTGATTTTGGGTTCCATGCTGTCTCCGATGCATTTCAGTGCGAAATCTGCGTGCCAAGCGCGGAGACTCGTCACATAGTCCTCAATGTTCGCTTCCGCTGTGATCGGCTCGCCGCAAGCAATTTGCCCTACAAGAGGGATTGCTTTCATAGGCGGGACGGGCTGGAAACCGGATGGGATATTGCTCTCAGGATTTTCCCACCCCATCAAACTGGCTGGAGTCACATGGAGAACCTCGGCCAATTTTGAGATACGTTCTTGACGAATGTTTTTGATGTTACCGCTTTCCCAGCGTTGCACAGTGGCTTCGGAAACACCCATAATATCGGCGATTTCAGCCAAAGTAAGTCCCAGTTTCTTCCGTTGTTCTTTCAAAATGGTAGATAAATTCGTTGTTCTCACCTCGCTTCTAAGCGTATGTTAACACATGGCGGGGCAAGACACAAGAAAAAACTTGCATTTCGCGAAAGAAAAAGTGCAAAGTGCGGTGACTTGTACGCAAGTGAGTGCTATACTAAACTTACGCAATACGAAAGGACGCGAGTATATGTACCGGGTCAATGCACCGAAGATTAGAGGGAAAATGAGCGAGAAAGGCTATACAATTGCATCTCTAGCTCAAGGAATCGGGGTAAACCGCAATACTTTAGCGGCGTATCTTGAACATCCGGAGAAGATTTCGTTCGGAAAGTTGCTGATGATGGCTGATTTGCTGTGTGATACCCCTTGCGAGGCTGCGCTTATTTTTTTTAATCAGGACTTACGCAAAACGAAAGTTATAAAGAACTGAAGAAGCCAGCTGAACACGAGATGATAGGAGGTGAGAAGATGCGCAAAGCAGGAATGCATGTGCTGGGGGCTAGCCTGGGAGTAATCCTTGCAAAAATCGTATCAGCGCTGATCCGTGCTCTACTAGCATAGAGATCACAAAGCTGGTCAGGACGCCAAGCCAGAAGTATTTCCTGTCGTCCTTTGAACGGGTGACTGCTTCTTCTTTGAGATGCGTCTCAATGCCAGCCTGCACATCTGCCTGGCGCTTGAGTTCTTCAACCTGACGGTTCAGGGAGTCTGTCTGCTCTTTCAAGGCAGAGACGATGTCTAAGAGAGATTCATCTGTGATTCCGCTTCCGTAAATGCAGTCCTCTGGAAGCTCATAGTCCTGGCCGGGCAATACCCTCATTTCGTTATTGATGCGCTGGAGATTCTCGAGGGCGGTCATGCGAATGTGGGGTCTAGTAGATTCAAAATCCATATCAGTTCCTCCTTTTATTGCATTTTACCATGCGAGATAAAGGGTGGACAACATATGCTGGACGCTGCCCAGAAGGAGATTGACGCCTTCTATGGCCGCTACGCGGACAAGGAGCAGATCACCCTGGCCGAGGCCAAGCGGCGGGTGTCCAAGCTGGACATTGCGGCCTATGAGCGCAAGGCCAAACGCTATGTGGCAGACAAGGACTTTTCCAAGCAGGCCAACGAGGAAATGCGGCTGTACAACCTGACCATGAAGGTCAACCGGCTGGAGATGTTAAAGGCCAACATTGGCCTGGAGCTGGTCGCTGGCCACGATGAGCAAGAGAAGTTCATGTCTAAAATCCTGCGAGGGCGCACGGAGGAGGAACTACAGCGGCAGGCGGGCATCCTGGGCAAGACTGTCCGGAACAACGCCAAGCTGGCGGAGACTATCCCCAATGCGTCCTTCCATGGCGCCACTTTTTCCGAGCGCATCTGGGGCAACCAAGCGCAGATGAAAGCGGATTTGTCCAAGCTGTTACAGCAAGGGTTGATCCAGGGCAAAAACCCCCGCGCACTATCGAAGGATTTGCGCAAATATTACATCGGGGATGGCAAGGACGGCGGAGCGGCGTACGCTGCCGAACTGCTCATGCGGACAGAGCTGGCCAGGGTGCAGACGGAGGCACAGCGGCAGTCCTTCCTGGCCAACGGCTTCGAGGAATATACCTTCCATGCAAACCGCGGCTGTTGTTCCGCCTGCGCCGACCTGGACGGCAAACACTTCAAGATCAAGGACATGATGCCGGGCAAGAACGCCCCGCCCATGCACCCGAATTGCCGGTGCTCCGTCAGTGCCTATGAGGATGACGCTGAATATGAAGCCTGGCTGGACTTTTTGGACAAGGGCGGCACCACGGAGGAGTGGGAAGCTAGAAGAAACGACACGGGGACGGAACTTCTGCGCAGACGGATAGGAACACAAGGGCAACAAATCATTGACAAGCCAACTTATCATAAACTGACGAAAGATTTCATAAAGCACGGTGGAATTATCGTTCGCGGAAAAGAAGCGGAAAGACATTTAGAGAAGCAAGGTGCATATGCTTCTTATTTCATGGGAGGGAACTTCGCTTTCATTCGTGACGATGCGACAGTTTCAGATGTGCTGGAAGAAATGTATCATGCGGAGCAGGATAGAAAGAATATGTTCTCTGAATATCCAGATAGAGAAATTTTAGTACGCAGAGAAATCGATGCGCAAAAGTACTTGATTTCCGTAGCCGAAAAATATAAAATACCAATTGAAGAAACCGAAATAACACAGCTGAATCTTAAAAAATACGAAGCACGGTTGAGTGAAATTCTTCGAGATAAGGAGGACAGGTAAATTGAATAACATGTATAAAATTATTGACGACTTTCAAGCTGGTCCTACGGATATTCGAGTGCTTGTCCTTGATCGTGATTTTGACTCTTTTACTTCGGCGAAAGTGTGGAAAGCGGTTATTGACGGCGTGGAATACCCGTTTCAGCTGAATTCTATTCCATGTTGGGCAACAATCAAAAGTCACGATAGTTTCAAAGGAAAAACAGTTGAATTTGTCTGAAAACCACCAATCTTCGGAGCGGTGGTTTTCTCATACCCAAAAACAGGAGGATAATATGCTGACGTGTATTTTGCTTTTCATGGTCGGATTGAAATTAGAGATGGGCACAGCGTACTTTGTCGTGCTCGCTATTGCGGCG